TCAGAATCTTCATCCGATTCCGAATGTTGCGCGGCGCCCTCTTCGAGAGCAAGACCAATCATGTAATTAACAGCAGTCTTCTGTTCTTCAGTCATAGAATCATATACATCTTGAACAGTTTTATCTTCAGAATCAGCTTTATCTTCTTCAGAATCAGCTTTATCTTCTGTGGGATTAGTTTTGTTTTCATGTTCTAACGTTAAACCTGTGTAAATCACAGCTTCATCGTCCAAAGTCTCAACATCTCCATCGGAGTGTGCGATTCGAACATTATCGATCAGTGCTCCTGGATTAGCTCCAGAAAGAACAAGGCTTACTTCTCGAATGGCCCCATGAAGAACATTCTTTCCACGCTCAACAAGCTTGTTGGCGTAAATAGAAAGCATAGTAATGTCTTCGTGCTGAACCAAAGTCTTAGCACTTAACCCTGCTTCTGTCTGATTGAAAAAGCCATAGGCATAAACACCATCCGGACGGTTCTCAAGCAAAGCATGTCCAAGAACATTTCCTGGATCATTGTGCCCGTGCTGCCAGACAAGAGGAACCTTCATGCCATCGTTATCCTTGAATGCGTCAGGCATAATAGTACGACCATCAGAGCACTTGAGACCGGCCTTTGTGGCATAACCGCTGAAATCAGCTTCCATTTTGACGGACTCCTTTCCGTTTATTTAGAGTTACGCTGTTTGTTACGAGCTTTTTTAATTGAATCTTTCAACTCAGCTCGAATCTTAACAATCTTTTCTTCAACCTCTTTAATCTGGTCTTTCAGATTGGATTCTTGCTTCTTAAGACTAATCTTTTCTTTGTTTTTCTCGTAGTATTCTTTAGATGCTGCTTTTTCTTTCGCTGTACTAGAACCTGTTTTCTTAGAAGTTCCAGTCTCTTTAGTAGACTGTTTTTCTTTTGTGGACTGATTTTCTTTTTTATCTCTTTCAGCTCTAGATTCTTTCGTTCCAGCGTTATCAGCACTACGTTGTTTAGCTTCTTCTACGAGCAAGGCAAGGACTTCTTTTAATTTTTCAAGACGAGCTTTATAAGCAGTAACTCGCGCTTTGATTTCAGCTTTTTTCTGCTCAGGGGTTTTAGTTTTTTCTGACTTTTTGTTTCTACTGGATGTATTGCTTTGACTGGATTTATTATTAGAAGATTGAGCTGCCCCTTTTGTACGACCCTTTAGTTTCTTAGTGCGCTCATAATACTCATGTCTTTTTACAGGATCATACTCATGAACTAAGTAGGGTTGGTAAGAAGGTTTTGAGTTTAACTTTTTTAATTCATCATCAAGCTTTTTTAATTCATCATCAAGCTTTTTTGCTTCTAAATCAAACTTCTTTTTCTGAATTTCAAGTTTGCTTTTGGCTAATGTAATCTGACGTTCTGCTTGAGCAATGATTGATGGGTCAGCCGTTTTTTTTCTTTTAATTTCTTCTAATTCTTTTACTCGAACGTCAAGCTCAGTTTGCTGCGAATCTAAATCTAATTTTGAAGATTCGAGATCCAACTTTTTGTTTTCCAAACCAAATCTTTTTGCCTCTAAACCTTCTAGAATTCTTTTTTTATTCTCTTCTTTTTGTTGACGAAGCTTTGCTTTTGCCTCATTCATACGCACTTTCTCTGTTTTAGAAACAATAGTTTCGGTTAAGCTTTTTTGTATTGGAGACATGAAAGGAAGAGAACTTATTGGTTTGGCAAATAGTGCTTTTCTTCGCAGAGTCCTTATTGAAGGTACTTTTTTTCGACCCTTTCTACGACCCTTTAATTTCTTTGTGCGCTCATAATACTCATGTCTTTTTACAGGATCGTATTTTCTTTTCTTTTTATGAGATAAGCTATTTAAAGATTCATGTTCATTCATTCTAATCAACACCTAAATCTTTAAATACCTGATCTAGAGCTGAGTCCATTTCATCAAATGCATCTTGCATTAACGGCGCCTCAGTAGAATCCTCTTCGTCAGAAACACCTAGATCTTTAAATACCTGATCCAGAGCTGAGTCCATTTCATCAAATGCATCGTTCATCATTGTCGAATCGGATTCTGATTGATCTACTACTTCATCATTAGACAATTCAGATTGAGGCATATTGCTGTTAACAAGCTTATCGGCTTTTGGATCACCAGCTGGTTTAAACCCAACAATCTGTCGAATTTCATTAGATGAAAGAATTTCGTTTCGTGTAAATTTATCAGCAATCTCAGCAATGTCGGAAATAGGAACAAGCTTAAACGGTTCTCTAAAGAATTCAATAGACTGTTTTTGTGATAAAGCCGTTTTGGTAAGAAATGTGCGTTTCAATGATTCAGTAATAGATGTAAGGATAGGCTCAAGCGTTCGGTTTGTATAATTCAACATGGCCTTTTCGTCAGCTGTTCCGTTCATAATTTCAGGCGTTAACCCAAGCTGACCAAAGAGCAAATTAGTTAAATATTCAACCTGTTGCATAAGATTATTCTCAGCAGGCCTATTTAGCTGAGTAATTTTTTCTGTGCCATCAGTATAAGCAATACCATACTGACTACCCTTTAACTGGAATTCAATATCCTGTCGTCTTTGTTCTGCTTGTTGACGACGAGCTTCAGACTTAATAACATAAGGAAGCTGAATAATAATATCGAGTTTTCCAGAACTAGAAGCTTCATCCACTGAATCAAGCAAAGTCAATTTTCGAAGAAGTCGTTGGAGAGTTGAATTAGGCTCATTCATTACAGAATATAAAGGATTCTCAATGATAGCAACTAGACGTTTTTCTAAAACAATCTCTTCTCGGAGACCAGTTCGGTCATTATATAAACTAACACGGACATGCTTAGGATACCACTGAACAATATCTCCAACTCGAAGTGTTTTAATATCGTAGCTTCCAGTGGTGTTTGGATTAAATGTAGTGTCTACGGGAATAACTGCGGCTACGCCTTTTTCGAGAAGCGTCATCACAATATCTTGACGAAAAGCCCGAGCCGCTTGATCAATATTAGCTTCTAGAGTAAAACAGTTATTAAGTCCACTATTAATTTCTTCAATGAAACGACTATTATCATCAAGACGAACATGACGAATAGCAATAGAAGCTGAGTCAACACTAATACGATTATAGATGGATGTGACAATAGATCGTTCATTTGAAATATAACTACGAACTCTGTCGGGTCGAGTAGTATAGCTTGAACCCAAATCCCACTGAGTTTTTTCTTCTGGATTAGTGAAAGCATTCCAAGCATGTTTTAATCGAGCACCAAAATCAGCCATATGATCCCTCCTCTCTGTAATGATTTAAATATAACATTTAACTCATGAACGCTTTCTCAAAAGATTCTGGATCTGGCTCATTCCTTTAACACCGAAATGAGCTAAAGCTTCTTCTCTAATAATTTCTGTCATTCAAAAGCCTCCTCATTTCCGGTGCGCAATTTCAGTCAAGATGCGTCGTGCTTCATCCATTTCTTCTTTGGTCAATTTACTTGTTTGTTTAGCCGAAGCAGCTGCTGTATTAAACCAAACTAATGGATTTTCGGCCATAACACCAGCATCCATTTCGTCAACGATGGCATGATATCCTTGATTTTTTAACATTTCAAAGAATTTACTAGTAACAGTTCCGTCTTTGTACCAACCACCGCCTGTTTGTTGTCGATACCAAGAAAAAGCTTCTTTATTAGATACTTGTTTACCCTTAGCTTCCGATAAAGCTAGTTTTGCTGTTTCTAAAACTGTTGATAATGCAGGAACTTTAACCTCTGAAGTAGACGACCAAGTTACATGCTTTGTTGCTGAACCAAATTCTTGAGATGCTAAATATCGTGCCATTTCTAGTTTTGATGAGACACAATAATTTCCTCTATTGCCAAACTCAGTTTCTATCCCCTGACTTAATCTATGAAAAATATGTCCTGCTGGAAACGTAAGTTCTGGTCGATCATAGGAATACTCGGTAAAATACCCTTTCATACCCCATGTTCTGCCAATAGAACCATTAATTAAATCATTATATTGAGAAAACGTACAAGATTCCCCAGGTTTGATTAATGCTGCTATTGGTTTTAATTTTAAAGATTGTCTAAAATCTTGTGTAAAAGGTTGTCCACCATAAGCATTCTTTTCCATATAATAAGAAGAAGCAGCAAGACCGATATAAGCAGCCCCAATTGCTGCTATTGCTACTTGTTTTTTAGTCGGGCGCCAACCTTTTTTTTCCGGAGGTTTCGTCGACTCTGACTTATCTGTAGGTTCAAATTTTGCTTTGAATTTTGTTTTATTTTCAGCTATTGATTTTGCTTGTTCAACTCTAGTTTTTTTTGGCTGATTTTTTATAAGTTCATTATATTCTTCTTTTGTAATTTTGGAAGAAGTTTTACCTAAACTAGCTTCAGCTTTAGATTTTTCGCCTGCGTCATTATCTTTTTCGTTGCGAATACCCCATTTCATTCCTTTAACTCCGAAATGAGCTAAGGCTTCTTCACGAGATTTATCTGTCATTCGAAAGCCTCCTTATTGGCTTTATATGCAACATAAGCGTCCATTAAAGCAGCAACGTTATCGATTTTTTCATCTTGCCTTTTCTTAAGAAGCTTTCGATTACCGTTAGTATCCTCAAGCGTAATAGCATTACCCATAGCAAATGACATTAACTCTTGATCAAAAATTAGCATTCGTTCTTCACTAAGAATTTTTAACTCACCTAAAGGAACTGATTCAGTTCGAGCACCTTGGATAACTTTCTCTATTCCATAGGGACCGTTGTTCTGTTCCCATCTAGTTACAAATTCTTTAGCGTTATAAGGGTCAAAACCAAGTGTACGAATGTCATAGGATGACTCTTCAATAAACTTTTCAAGATCATCATAGACTTCCATCATGTCGAGAACTGTACATTCCAACACATGTAAACTACCTTCATTAATAAACTGCTCATACTTAACACGCATAGCCGCAGGCAGTTTCATTAGTGTCAATGATGATATGTAACTGCGAGTTTTAACACCGAACTGACCATTTGACAAAGGAAAAAGGAATGTGAAAGCACAGAAGTCATCACCTTGTGATAGGTCAGCACCAAGAGAACAAGGCATCTCCCAGAATTCGCGAGGACGATGTGGAAGAGTTTCTTCATAAGTAAAGAAGTAAGTGTAGCCTTCCATAGGAATACCAAAACGTTTGGCTAAAATATCATTTCGTGATGCAGGAGCTTTTTCAGCTCGTTCTACATCTAACTGATAGGTTTCGTAGGATACTGTAAGTCCTAAATTAGGATTAGCTTTTGGCCACATAGAAGGATCAGCAATTTCTTCTAACGCATCAAGTTTGTAATGCCAAATCGAAACATGTGGAGCATAGTACTCACCTTTAAGAATGCTAGCTAGTTCCATTTTGATTGTGTCGCCACTACCATTTCGAACGGTTCCTTCTGAACTGATAGCTACAATCAAATAGTCTTCCAGTTTAGAAGCACCTTGTTCAACCGCACCAACAACATCTTCTCTAAGATCTCCAGACAACCATTCATCAATAGTTGAGACCTTAGGTCGAAGTCCTTGCAATTTATTGATCGCCATAGGTCGAACTTCAAGAAGAGACCCAGTTAGAAAGTTTTCAATCCCTTTCTTAGTTGAGGCTAGCTTCACCCTATTAATACGGTTTCCAGTGGTGTTCTGGAGAGACCCCTCAGTAAGGAACTTAAAGAGAGGGCCTCTGGAGCGTACTATAGATGTACGAATAGGGGAAACTACCTCATCCGCCTGCTTCATCGTCGGCGCAGTAGTAATCTGATGAGTGGTCGATGTATCCACATTAATGTAGTAGCTTTGAATACATGACCCATACATAGACTTAGCTGCGCCTCGGGCCACAATGAGGTATTGTTTGGTGGTTAACCTTTTCTTAATGGTTTTAGTTACGTAATGACCACCACGATTACCATCTGATGGTTGATAAACACTTCGCTCTACAAAGTAATACCATCCGAAAATTTGTTCAGCCCAAAGTTTGAAAGAAGGAAGTAAATGAAGATCGCCACCATCGGTCAAAGTTAGTTCGTTCTCGCAATAACGAATAAAACCATTAACCGCTTGATCGTCATAATAAAATTTTGGGTTCGCAATCAATGCATCTATACGATTCATCTCCATAGAGATTTCACGATTTACAGGAAACTCTCCTCGAAGAACCGCATCTCTAAATTCTGCATAATAGATTGGAACGGCTTTATTCGAAAGAGCCATGTTAAGTTCTTTCTACTTTTTTTTCATGTTTTCAATTGCAGTCTTAATAAGAGTGCTAGCCGCTTGATTAGCTGCTTGCTGTAATCCCTGTTTAGCAGCTTGACTTACAATTTTCGTAGCATTAGACTTCAATCGTGTTTTTGTATCTGGAGGAGTAAGACTGGTTAGTTGCCTCTCTAAATTCATACGATTTACTAAGACTTGCATTTCTTTATTACTTAGAGAATTAACGCCACTCTTCTTTAGTTTTTGTCTAGCACCAGCAGCTATTTTTGCATCAGAATCAGCAGGCAGATTTGTTCCACCTTTAGTTGCAATTTTAGAACTACCAGCTTTTGTAATCACAGAAACTGGAGTTGGTTCTTTGCTCGTAGTGGAAGAACCAGACGTGCTTTTTCGAACACCCCAACGCATTCCCTTAACACCAAAATGTTCTAAATAAGAATTGATGTCCGATTGGATTAAAGCACTATCCTTAATTTTGAACTCAAGAATATGACCAAAATTGTCACGACGTAAGTCAATATCTATAGTGAATTCAGTATCATCAGAATGTTTAACTTTATCTTCATTGTAGGCAAGCTTCCAGCCTAGGTTATTAGTACCATCGGAAACAACCTTATACTTTCCAGAAGGACTAGATCCATAAACATTATTTAAAGCTTTACTAAATTCAGAATCAAATACTTTAGAGTACTCAGCATTATACTTGGCCATTACTTTAGGGTTTTTAAAAAGATTAACACCCTTGTACTCTGGTTTATTATTAAGTCTAGGTATATGTGTGTTATTCATAGCATCAGCGGCCTGATTATAAGCAGCTATACCTTTACGAAGGTTTTTTGACTTTTTTTGCCATTTAACATCAGCTTTAGTCATAAGATCGCCACGAAGGGGATCTGTTTTTTTAGACATCTTAGAGCTTGTGTTTGAAGATGCTTTTCGAACACCCCAACGCATTCCCTTAACACCAAAATGAGTTAGGTCTTCAGCTTCACTCATTGTAACCTCTATTCTGGGATAACCTTAACCCTTGGATTTGGAGCAAAGAATTCTTTTGCTTGCTTATTGGTTAGAACACCTGTTTCCTTGTGATTCTTTTTCTTTTGCCATTTCTTGACAGCATTAGAAACAGAAGGAGTGTACTTATTACCAGGCCGATCTAAGCTTAATGGAGAAGAGACCTTAAGAAAGCCTCGACGAATAAGACGATACCGAAGCTGTTTAACAGATTCTGAATCATCAACACCAGGCTTTAGACTCTTCACAGATACCTCAATGGTAGTAATGAAATCGATCATCTTTCCACCAAGATCTTTACTCCAGCCAACAGGTTCATAACCCCAGGCATCAATAAACCAAGAGATAGGAACCGTGGCCATAATGCCTCGGCCTCCGGCATCAGTGGAACGAACTTCTCCGTTACCAACATACAGAGCTACATGGCCAGAACGTCCTCCACGAAAATATATAGGAGCACCAAGTGGAATTCGCTTAAGAACTTCGCTTTTGTCTTTTGCATTCTGCCACTGAGACCACGCTGATGGATACCAGTGATTTGTGGGATAAATTTCTTGGCATTCCCATAAACACATGTTTACTCGATTGGTCTTTTTTTCTTTAAAAGCTTTAGCTGCTTGACGGCCCGTTTTCATGTGTGCGCTCCATTTACAAATCCTGGATTCTGATCGGTCACATCATCGTCCGGAGGAGGCACATCAGTTGAGGGTTCAACATAACCGTATTCTTCAGATGTTTCAACTGCAGGAGCCTGCTTAGTTTCTAATTCATCAGTAACTTTTTCATAATCTTCAAGAAATTCACTAACTGTCTCACTCATCTAACGCCTCCTTTGTTTTTTTCTTTCTTTTTTTATCATCGGGTCTGGTTGGTTCAACCTCATCCGAATCTAAAGCTTCTTCTTGTTGTTTTAGCAACCGCGCATCAGATCGGATATCCCGTTGTCGAGGGCCCCAATAATACGCACTTGCCATCAATATCGCAGTAGTTAAAGCTCCTATTAAAGTAGCTAAAGCCTGCGCGATGGCGGGGTCCATTTAAGCATCCTCCACATACACATAGCTTGTCTTTTTTGGATGAGTATCGAATCGCTCAAGCAAAAATGCTCCAGCAGCAATTACACCAGTTCCCAAACTTAACCAAAAGCCTTCATTAGAAATACCAAATGTAAATAAGACAAATGAACCACGAATAGCATATACTCCTGCCGCTGACAATAGAGCCCATTCAACAGCCCATTGTTGAGAACCAAACCACCCTATCATGAACATGGTAAACGATCCAAAAGACAAAACGGCTACAACATCACCTAAAGGATCGTCTCTGAACAAACCAATATCAAATACATTAATCCATGTCAAAGTAAACATTAGAATAGCTAGGCCCAAAGCTACAGGCTTTACTGGACGTTTCATTATTCGAAAACCATCTAGATCTCCTCGTGTCATCATAAATTTCCTCTCGGCCAAAGTTGACCTTCGGTTAAGTTTGGCGTATAATTATTCTCAGGACTCCCTATAGAGTATGGTTTTCTACCATCAAAAATACGAAATTCATACTGATCATTCAAAGTTAAAGCCCAACGTTCTTCAATTCTTGAATCAGATAAGACTTTATCAAATACTGCTATGTGCTGCCACCAAGTATCAGTAAGAGCGTATTTCCCATTTGATAATGTTAAATTATTAAAATTAGTTGGTGTCGGTTGACTTGTTGGTCCAGAAATTAATTTTCCATTTTGGTAAATTTTTGAGTTTCCAGAAGCATCTTGAGTGTATACGCAGGAATACCAGTAATCAGTTACTGCACTATTAGTAGGTGTAATTCTCCCAGTCGAACCTTGCGTAGCAAATCTAAGAGAAGTGTTTGTTAAATATATAGCAAAATTATCTTGACCACTTCCAGCATAAAGCAATGGATTACTTGGTGAAGCAGAAACACTCGACTTGAAAAGAAATTCTAGTGAAAAACCGTCTACATTAGTCGGTAATGAGCCAGTGTACTTTAAATATTCTGGTTCTGTAGACGCTGTTGGAATATGAAACGCTTTATCCCCCTTTGATGCCATTGGGTTTGTTAGCTCCCATAAACCACCTGAAGTAAATACTCCGTGATTATCATTCCCAGAAACATCGAGTGCATTTCCAGTAGTTTCTTGTAAAGGCCAATATAATAAAGGTGAATCTGCAAGAATATGATTGATATAATCTTGAACGTCCGCCATAATTTACTCCCACAACGCCGCTAAAACATGTTCAACTTCATAGCTAGAACTCATTCGTTGAACTCCGGTTGCTATGTAAGTTCTTTCGGCTCCATTAATATTACAACTAAAAGTGTTATCCAAAGGTATGTCGTAGGTAAAATATGTAAAAGCTCCGGCAAGTGTGGACCAATCATTATATTTAATTGGATGTTTCCATCCATCTGTAATAAACGCTTTTACTGATGTTTTTTGATCAAATGGAATGAAACAGGCGCACTGTGTATTCAGGATCGTTCCTGTGTCACGAATAACCGTATATAATTTTGGTTGATACGATCCAGAAGTATTGTAAAGAATAGACCAGTTTCCACTATCTGATACTGTTCCATCCGAATTAAATTCTCTATTTATCAGAAACAATGGTGTTGAATTATTACCAGGCCAACAAAACCGACCCCATAAGAGCCAAGCATAACCTTCACCGCCAGAAGCTAGAAATAATCCTAGTGGATTTGCTGCAGAAACTGCATCATAAGTATTAGATCCTACCATAGGAGTTAACACATCTGACACCCACCCAGTTAAATTACCTGAACCATCTGTAGCATAACCTACTTGAAAACTAAAACTAATTCTGTTTGATGCTGATCCTCGACCCCATGTAAATTTAACATAAAGTGGCTGTGTTGCATGAAAACTATCATCTAAATACCAAATCTGAGATCCAGCAATAGTACTTACTGTCTCTGGATATACCACTGTAGTTTCATCTAACATTCCAGTATCTGATGCTTTACTCCAACCAGAAGCATTTAACATAGCAACCATATCAATAATAAAATTTCTAAAAGAATCAGTAGTTGCTGCAGAAGGCAAACGACCGGCAGGATTCATATAAGTTGCCATTATTCACTCCTAACCCAAATAAATGTTATAGTAACAGTATCCGTTGAACTACTTAAATTAGTGATAGCTAAAGGCACATTATCACTTGCATCTGAAGTATAACCATCCACCACCGGAGACAACCACAATGAAAGATCTGCATCTGTAGTAACAAAATCTAAAATAACACCATGATCGCCTTGTGGATCTGTGCCGATAGTACGAGAAGCATCGGCTGTTCTGCTATCAGTAGAATCATAAACTCGGATACGAGCTGGAACATCAGTTTCTACCTTTAACAATCTATAACCAGGCTTTAATGTAATAGTAATATCTTCTGTAGCATTTGTGGCTAATGAAGAAGTTGTCACATTTGATGTTGTTCGTGATACAAATCCTCCAGGATCTCCTTGATCACCCTTAGGTCCTTGTATACCTTGTGGACCCTGAGCACCGTCTAAACCATCGGCTCCGGCTGGTCCAGGATCTCCTTGAGCTCCGGGGGGAAGAAGCAAAACCCATGACACTAAAGAATCACCCGATAAGGTAAACCCTATGTATTTACCAGTGTTTGTTCCATTAATTGTACTTTTTCGAGCAGTTCCTGGAATTGATTGCACTAACCCAGTTTTAGTAGATTCCGTCGAATAAAGTCGATTAGTATAAATACCAACATAATATAGTTCTCCTGCTAAAAGATGAACTGGGTTAGACAATGGTGTACTTATCGATGAGCCAGGAGATTCGTATGTGGCTAAAGTAACACCATTACTATCAAGAATTGGAGGATTAGATCCTGAACTAGAAAAGGACGGTTTTATATGGGTGATCCAACGATCTTCTGAAGAAATAAAAGGTTGTAAGTAAACATCATAACTAAAACTACTATAGGCCCCACTAATGGTAAATGAACCGACATCAACCGTAATTGGGTCAGCGCCAGGTTCCAAACCAGTATGATCTTCAACAGCAAGCCAGAGTGCATTATTATGTTCTACAATTTTATTTGAAACGTAAGCTGTTGTATCATTCCAAGTTCCTAACCAGTCATAACTTAAAGCTCCAGCTGGTCCCGGATCTCCTTGGGGTCCTTGTAAGCCATCGGCTCCGGCTGGTCCAGGATCTCCTTGTGGACCTTGAGCACCGTCTAAGCCATCGGCTCCGGCTGGTCCAGGATCTCCTTGTGGACCTTGAGCACCGTCTAAGCCATCGGCTCCGGCTGGTCCAGGATCTCCTTGATCACCCTTAGGTCCTTGTATACCTTGTGGACCTTGAGCACCGTCTAAGCCATCGGCTCCGGCTGGTCCAGGATCTCCTTGATCACCCTTAGGTCCTTGTATACCTTGTGGACCTTGACTGCCAGTATCACCTTTTATACCTTGTGGACCTTGTGGTCCAGGATCTCCTTGATCACCTTTGAGATCGCCGAGATCATCTTGAGCAATGAAATATGGTAAATCAGACCAATGAGTTACACCATCACCCATCTTGAAATTATTCAAATCTGTCGCTACACCAATTTCTCCATCATGAAGAACTGGATTTGCAGTGTCCCATTCTTGGGTTGTACCACGACGATTTTTAATGATAGTATCTCGGCGGGTCATTGTTACTCCTTAATCGTGTGGGGTACCACCATCAATAACATAGGACAAAGGTAAAGCATCTGGACCATTCTGGGCTTCTCGGTAAACATTCATACGCCACTCAAGCTCTTTAATTTGTTCTTGTACAGCAGCAAGCAAATATGAAGTTGTTGGTGGATCAAACAAAAGTCGAACACGGAGATAGACATAAGACCGAAGAGTGTTCAGTCGAACGTCAGAAACAAAGTCGGTCCAGACATCATCTGCGTCCGTAATCTCAAAACCTTCTTCAGGACCAATACCTAATTGATGTATAATGGAAAACACAGTATTTATGTGCATAATGATGTCTTGATCAAATATAGTATAATCGGCGGAAAGACCAAGAGTTTTCTTGGTTGATAAAAGAATACTATTCATCATTAGAGTTCCTTTCTCACCAAAGCTTAGTATCCCCACGCTGTCTTTCGATGAAAGGTTGCGGTAAAAGAGATCTATCACCATAGTGGATAGCGTTATGGGTTCGATGAGTTGTCGTTATTAAAAATTCGGGATCAAGAAGAGTTAGGCTTTGATCCACAATGTCGTTTGGAGAAACTGGATTCATGTGATGGATCAGTAAGCGACCTTCGATCTCATAACCTTCTACACCAAGATCTCTTCCTTTATCTCTAATGATTACATGATTGCGTAATTGTTTCCACTCACGAGATGTGTAAAAGCGTTGATTCAAATAACGATCAAAACCAAAAGTCGATCGTCCAACATCTCCATGTAAAGACAGGTACTCAAACCGGTCCTCGAAAGAAGAGTGTTTAATCAGATCAGAATAAGTTCTAATCATCAAGGTCGTCCAATTCTTGTCCGGCATAAGATCGCATTGCATTCAAAGCTGTCTCATACAACTCTTCGATACGTTTAACAGAAGCCATAGACTCAACCTTGGCTTGAAGAAGTTCGTTCTCTTTAGCTAGACGCTCTTGTTCTAATTTCTCTCTAGTAGAACCGAGCTTTAAATAGTGTGTAATGACTTGTGCCGATGCACTACCCTCAGATAGTTGTTGCTCCGCAAGATCTACAGCTAAAGAGACTAACTGTTCTTCTCTTCCTTCAGGAGTTGTAGCTGGAGGACGCTTCGACTTAGAACTTGAAACTACTTTCTTACGAGTTGCCATGCTACCTCCTTAAGTTTAATAGTAGTCTCGGAGGGTTCAAACCCGGAATTGTCTCTCAAATATACCCTCCGGGGCTATTTTTAGG